TAATATGGAACTAGCACTATTAAGAAGTTTAATGGATAAAGAATTTTATTCAGAACACAGAGGAGCAAAATGTCCTGACAGACTATTCAGTAAGGATGCTCGTAAAATAAAGAACGCAATAGATACAGCAATGGATAGGTATGAAAGGACACTGACACCTGACGAGATTGAAGCCTTGTTTATGTCTAACAATCCTACACTAACTACTGCACAGAAGCAGGCATACTCTTCTCTGTTTGCTCAGGTAAGGAAAGAGACACCTCTAGGTGGTGATGTTGCACAAGAAGTGTTATCAAAACTATTTCAACAGGTGGTTGGAGAAGATGTTGCTAACTTAGGCTTTGAGTATGTAAATGGCTCACAGACAAGTCTAGAACCTCTGAGACGTTTGATTGAGCAACACAATGATGACTTTACACCTGACTTAAATGTGGAGTGGGATGACATGGACATAGAAACATTATTATCTAAGAATGATTTAGAAGCTAGATGGCATTTCAATATACCTGCTTTGACTAGGCAAGTGAGTGGAGTTAATGCAGGACACTTGATTGAGATAGGTGCTAGACCTAATACAGGTAAGACATCTTTTCATGCAAGTATGATTGCAGGACCTGAAGGTTTAGCACATCAGGGTGCTAATTGTATTGTTCTATGTAATGAAGAGGGTAGTCACAGAGTTGGTGCTAGATACTTAACTGCATCAACAGGTATGACTATGCAAGAGATAAAGGCAAATCCAACTAAGGCAAGAGACTTATATGAACCTGTCAAGGCAAAGATAAAAATTAAAGATGCTTCTAATCGTGATATGGCATGGGTTGAGAGTGTGTGTAAATCTTATAAACCTGATGTAGTCGTATTAGATATGGGAGATAAGTTTGCAAGGACAGGTGGTTTTGCTAGACCTGATGAAGCACTCAAAGCAAATGCTATCCATGCTCGTATGATCGCCAAGCAACATGAGTGTGCCGTATTTTATATGTCTCAACTATCTGCTGATGCAGAGGGTAAGATTATACTTAATCAAGCTATGATGGAAGGATCACGTACAGGAAAAGCTGCAGAAGCAGATTTAATGATACTAATTGCTAAGAATCCACCAAAGCAAGATAGTCCTGAAGAAGAAGAAGATTTACAAAGACATCTTAATGTTGTTAAGAATAAACTGACAGGGTGGCATGGTTCTAGAATATGCACACTCAACTATAAAATAGGGAGATATGAGGTATGAGTATTAAAGGAGATATTAGAGAAGATGGTAAAAGATTTGATGGTTTTACTTGGAGAGAAGTAGGATTAAATCATCACATGAATGAAAAGGGTTTAATTTTCTACAAAAGAAAATATAGAACTTTAAAAGGGTATTTAAAAACAGGTGGCAATATCGCTAAAATTAAAGGTAGTATACCTGATGTATCATCTATTGGTAAAGTAGTAACACTACTGTACGATCAACAACCCAATGGATATATATATGCTATTACAAATCCTGCTTGGGAAGGTTGGGTAAAAATAGGTATGGCAGTAGATGCAAAAGACAGATGTAACTCTTATCAAACCTCTAGTCCTTTTCGTGATTATAAAATAGAAATATCTGTTGCTGTTGAAGATAGAAGAAAATCAGAAATACTAGCACATAAAAAAGCTAAAAAAATAGCTAGACAAACTGTAGGTGAATGGTTTAGTATGCCTATAGAAGAAGTAAAAAGTATAATACAGGAGTTGAAATGAAACTAACACTTGACGTAGAAAATACAGTCACTAAGAGGGATGGCAAGATGCACCTTGATCCTTTTGAACCTACCAATAAATTAGTTATGGTGGGTTGTCTAACGGATACAGGTAAGGAGTATTTATTCAGAGATAACTTTGATGGAGTACAAGAACTGCTAGATCAAGCTACCATACTTATTGGTCACAATATATCTTACGACTTAATGTGGTTATGGGAATGTGGTTTTAAGTATGAAGGTAGTGTGTTTGACACTATGTTAGCAGAGTACGTGCTACAGAGGGGTATAAAGAAACCTCTGTCACTAGAAGCATGTGCAGAAAGATATGACTTAGATACAAAGAAGCAGGACACACTGAAGGAATACTTTAAGAAAGACATGGGAGTTGACGAGATACCACCTGAAGAACTGTCTGAGTATCTTTCAGCAGACTTACATGCTACACAGCAACTATCTGATGAATTATACAGAAAACTAAATACTGTAGAGTATAGTAGTCTAATGGAAACAGTAGTGCTTAGTAACAGTGTATCAATAGTATTGGCTAAGATATACTCAAGAGGGTTTGCTGTTAATCTAAGTAAACTAGAAGAAGTTCGTTCTGAGTTTGAGAAAGAAAAGATTGAGACAGAGAAGAGACTACGTTTACAAGTGTCTAATCTAATGGGTGACACATCTATTAATTTAAATAGTCCTGAGCAAATGTCTTGGGTTATATATAGTCGTAAACCTAAAGAAAAAACAACATGGTTGAATCACTTTCATCCTTATATGAATAAGGCAGACTTGGTACGTAAAATAAATGAACAGTCAGACATAGTATATAAAACTACAGCAGTTAGATGCTCTCATTGTTATGGAACAGGCAGACTTAGAAAGATAAAGAAAGATGGAACACCCTATATTAATCAGCCTAAGTGTGATAAATGTGAGGGTAGTGGTTATATATTTAAACCATCTAATAATGTAGCAGGTTTTAAGTTCAATCCACCAACTGCTAAATGGGTTACTGCTAATGGTTTTAGTGTTAATAAAAATATGTTAGCCATACTACAGCGATCAGCTAGGAATACAAATAGACAGGATGCTTATAACTTCTTAACTGATCTACAAAGAGTATCAGCATTAGATACTTACCTGTCCTCTTTTGTAGAGGGTATAAATATATATGTAAAACCTGACAAGAAACTACATGTTAGACTATTACAACACAGAACTTCTACAGGCAGATTCAGTGGTGCAGACCCAAACATGCAGAATATGCCTAGAGGTGGTACATTCCCTGTCAAGAGGGTTTTTGTATCAAGATGGCAAGGGGGAAAGATACTTGAAGCTGACTTTGCTCAATTAGAGTTTAGGGCAGCGGCTTTCCTATCACAAGATAAAACAGCAATGAAGGAGATTGAAGATGGATTTGATGTACATGCATACACTGCTTCTGTCATTACGGAATCAGGTCAGAAGACTACTAGGCAAGAAGCAAAAGCTCATACCTTTGCACCCCTCTATGGAGCAACAGGATTTGGGAGAACGACTGCTGAAGCAAAATATTATGAACAGTTCACAGAAAAGTATCAAGGTATCAAGCTATGGCACACCAGATTGGCTAAAGAAGCTCTAGATAAAAGAATGATTACTACACCATCAGGCAGACAGTTTGCTTTCCCTGATGTAGAACGAAGAAGAAACGGCACTGTTAGTCACTTTACACAGATAAAGAATTATCCTGTACAGTCATTTGCTACTGCTGATATAGTTCCCTTAGTACTAATACACATGGAGAACTTGTTATCTACGCACAAGTCTTGTATAGTTAATTCTGTGCATGATTCTGTGGTAGTTGATATACACCCTGAAGAAGTAGATCAGGTTTTATATATAATTAAGAAACTTAATAATGATCTGCAAAGTATTATTGAACAGCAGTTTAAGATTGAGTTTAATGTGCCACTATTACTTGAAGCAAAAATAGGTGATAATTGGCTTGACACTAAAGATGTTGCGTGATATAACTACGGAACTTATGTAAACAGAAAGGAAATTTAATGACAGAAATAATGACAATAGATACTAATAACTACAATGCTATGGCTAAAGCTATGGGTATTGCAGGAGAAGGTACTACTACACCTAAAAAGAGTAACAATCTTAATAGGTTAAGAATATGGCACTCACCATTAATGGGTTACGAAGAAGTTAATGGTAAGAATAAAAAGACTGAGATAATAGAAGGTGGATCATATCGTCTAGAAGTATTAGACGGAGATAAGTCTACATTTTATTATGCTAATGAGATGTCAGTCAGACCTTTTATGCAACGATTTATGTATAGAAGATATGTAGCTAATACCAATGCCAAGCAGGGTGAACCAAAAGGAACTTATCAAAGAACTATTATGGCAGACAGCCTTAATATGGATTTAAAAGATAACACAGGTAAGTTTAATTGTGGTAAACCTACAGGTTATGTAAAGGACTTCAAGGCATTACCATCTGATATGCAGGACTTAATACGACAGATTAAGAGAGTTAGAGTTGTGTTTGGTACTGTTCAACTAGTAGGTGCAAAGGATTCAAATGGAGATGATGTCTCTTTAGAATCACTTCCTTTTATATGGGAGATAGATAATAAGGATGCCTATAAGACAGTAGGAGATCAGTTTACTGCGTTCTCAAAGAAGCAGAGACTACCTCTACAGCATAATATTTACTTTGACAAGACAGAGGAAAATCCTTTACCAAATGGTAGTTCTTTCTATACACCTGTAGCCAAAATAGATATGACTAAAGCCTTAGATATTAGTAACGAAGATCAAAAGCTATTCTCTGATTTTATGGATTGGGTCAAGAACTTTAATGACTACATATATAAAGATTGGGATGAGAAGGCTTATGCTAATCAGAAAGAATCTTCTCAAGAAGACATTGAAACTGTTGAGCAGTTTATTGATGTTGAATTAGAAGAAGGAGCAGCCTAATGAATCACCCTGCTGAACTGCTAGTGCATCAATATATGACGGATGCTATAAATGGTAAATCTACTATGTCTGAGGAAGTAATTGAACAAGTAGGTAACGATGTAAAGGAAGCACTTAGGAAGCAGTTTGGTGGGGGAGTCAAACGAGGTGACTTCCGATTGCGTATGTCCAACTTAGGCAGACCTACCTGTCAACTGTGGTTTGATAAAAACAAGCCTGAAGAAGCATCTAGTAAACCAAATAACTTTATGATGAACATGATGTTAGGAGATATTGTTGAAGCAGTATTTAAAGGTTTACTAAAAAGTGCAGGAGTTAAGTATGAAGAACCTGAAAACGTGACCCTAGACTTGGGAGACACCAAAATAGCAGGTACATATGACTTAGTTCTAGATGGTGCAGTTGATGATGTTAAGTCAGCTTCAGGTTGGTCATACGACAACAAGTTTGTTGACTATGAAACTCTGAGAGAAGGAGATGCATTTGGTTATGTTAGTCAATTAGTTGGTTATGCAAAAGCTGCCAAGAAAAAGATTGGTGGTTGGTGGGTAGTCAACAAAGCTAATGGTGCATTTAAATATGTGTCAGCACAAAATGCTGATGCAGATTATGAGATGAAGAAGATAAGAGCAACAGTAGAGACAGTAAACGAAAATAAGTTTGCTCGTTGCTTTGAACCTATTGAAGAAACATTTAGAGGTAAGCCTACAGGTAATAAAATACTAGGAGTTAACTGTAGTTTTTGTTCATACAAAGAGTCCTGTTGGGATAACCTACAACAGTTACCCTCTGTGATGTCTAAAGCACAGTTTCCTAAAGTTGTAAACTATGTAGAATTAAATGTCTCCTCATAAAATAAGAAGAGAAGCAATAAAATATGGGTATAGGAGTGGTTTAGAGCATAAGATAGCAGAGTATCTTACCCTACTAAAGCATAAATATGAATATGAAAGCATTAAAATAGAGTGGGAAGACTTAACTTATCGCACCTATACCCCTGATTTTATTTTAAAAAATGGTATAATAATAGAAACTAAAGGTAGATTTCTAACAGCAGATAGAAAAAAACATCTATGTATAAAAAAACAACAACCAAGTCTTGACATTAGGTTTGTTTTCACTAATAGTAGAAGTAAATTAAGTAAAGGAGCAAAATCAACCTACGGAGAATGGTGCATAAAACATGGTTTTAGATACTATGATAGGATCATACCTGAAGATTGGTTAAAAGAAAAAGGAAAAAACAAGCACCCTAAATTCATAAAGTTTTTAGGTACAAAAATAAGGAGATAATAGAATGATAAAAAATATGTTTGATAGAAGACCTGAGTGTTGTTACATAGAACTACAACCTAACTTAACAAAAGACAATAAATGGACAGGACAAGTAGAAGTCAATATATTGACATCACGTAATAACCCTATGGACACAGAATCTAGGAATGACTTATTACATTTGTGCCAACTTACAGCGAGTACTGTGGCTTTAATGGAACAAGATTATGAATTAGTTGATAGACTAGAGGAGTTTGTTAACGAAAAAGATGAATATACACCTGATTATGACAATAAAAAGGTTGACATTGTACACGGAGAAGATAATATAGTACACCTATCGTTTACTACGGAAACTAAAGGGAAAGCATAATGGAAAGGTATGGTGATTATATGGCAAGAAGAATGAACGAGGAAGCTAAAAAGGATATGGTTAATAGTCCTGAGCATTACAATAAAGCAGGCATTGAGACTATTGATGCTTTAGAAGCTATGTTAACTAATGGGTTTGATTATTACCTACAAGGTAACATAGTTAAGTACCTATGGAGATACAGGTATAAGAATGGTGTTGAAGATTTAAAGAAAGCACAATGGTATCTCAATAAATTAATTGAGGTCTACGATGATAAAAGTTAAAATGATGTTAACTTTACATGTAGACGAAGAGGAATATCCTATACCTGCCGATCAAAATGTGGCAGATGAATTAGAGACAAGTATGACAGAATTTATATATGATATAGGTGGTGTTAAAATAAAAAATATTAGAACTTTACAGGAGACATAAATGATACGAAATTACTTACCGACTGATTATCAGAACTTCATAGCACTCTCTCGCTATGCAAGGTGGAAAGAAGATGAACAACGCAGAGAGAATTGGAGTGAGACTGTAGATAGGTACTTTGACTATATGAGCAACCATCTTAAAAATAATCATTCTTATACTATTACAAAAGCTCTTAAAGAGAAATTGACAGATCAAATAATGTCTCTAGGTATTATGCCTAGTATGAGAGCCTTAATGACTTCAGGACCTGCATTAGACAGATGTCATGTAGGTGGTTATAACTGTAGCTACATACCTGTGGATAGTCCACGTTCATTTGATGAATGTATGTATATACTTATGTGTGGTACAGGTGTAGGTTTCTCTGTTGAAAGAGAGAATGTTGACAAGCTACCCATAGTCAATGAACACTTTGAGGACAGCACTACTATCATCACTGTAGGTGACAGCAGACCCGGTTGGGCAAAGTCTTTGAGAGAACTTATTGCTATGCTATATGTAGGACAAGTACCTACTTGGGATGTATCACAGGTCAGACCAGCAGGTGCAAGACTGAAGACATTTGGTGGTAGAGCATCAGGACCTGCACCATTAGTTGAGTTATTTCAGTTCTGCATACAGAAGTTCAAGGGTGCTAAAGGCAGAAGACTATTTCCTATTGAGTGTCACGACTTGATGTGTAAGATAGGAGAAGTTGTAGTTGTAGGTGGTGTCAGACGTTCTGCTCTTATATCGTTATCTAACTTAGGTGATGACCAAATGAGACATGCTAAGTCAGGTCAATGGTGGGAGAATGAAGGTCAACGAGCACTAGCTAATAACTCTGTAGCATTTAAAGGTAAGCCTGAGATGGGTACATTCATGCGAGAATGGACATCCCTATATGAATCTAAGTCAGGTGAACGTGGTATCTTTAATAGAAAAGCTGCACAAGTTAAAGCATCTGAGAATGGTAGACGAGAAGCTGACCACTACTTTGGTTGTAATCCATGTAGTGAGATTATACTTAGACCATATCAGTTCTGTAATCTTACGGAAGTAGTGTGTAGAGCCACAGATGACTTAGTATCTTTAAAAGAAAAGGTACGTATGGCTACAATCTTAGGTACATTCCAATCAACTCTTACTAATTTTAAATACTTACGTAAGATATGGAAGGATAACACAGAAGAAGAAAGACTATTAGGAGTTTCCCTAACAGGTATTCTTGACTGTCCTATATGGAATGAAGAAATACT